TCAAAATCTGTCCAAGTATCAATTAATGCTACTCTGCTATCTATATTTGTATTTATGTAATAGCCTTCACTTTTAAAATGCCTTTTAAATATCACAGAAAAAGTACCTTCTAAGTCTAAGGTGCTGGCAAATTCATACGTTCCAGTTGCATTACTAGAAGGAGCAGTCAAAATTAATCCACCTTTTGTTGAATCAAATACAGTATTTGTTTTTGTTCCACTAAAAACAGATGAATCAGTATCTTCTCTATCTGTCAAAATAATTTTTGAGTCGCTTAAATTAATTGCCGTATATCCAATTTTTTCGGGAGTAGCGAAACTAAATTTTCCTTCTCCATCTTCAAACTTAATTAAATATGTACCGTCCAATGCTGGTACAATTGCTTCCGTTGATTTACCAGGTAAAGGTGTTATAACAGATTGTGCTTTTGAAAAGGTTGCATTAGTTGTATCTAAAATAGAATGTCTTACATGAACTTTACCAAAATTTAAAATTGAAGATTGTGTTGCCCTATTAAAAGTTAGTTTTACTAATTGTTCATTTATGGCAATTAAACTAATACCTGTAACATTTTCAGTAGGTGTTATTAATCCATGAGCAAAAAATACTCTGCTTGTTGGGATTACTGATAATTGTAATAATGCATTGAAAGAAAATACTTCTATTTTATATTTTCCTGCTCTTGCATTAAATATTGTAAAGTCAGTACCTGTTAAGATTTCTGTTATAGGATTATCGTCTTCATATTTATAAACTAATTGATACTGTGATACACCTTGAACAGCTTCAAAACTAATAATTAATTGATTTTGTTCAAGATTTTCAAAAACTACTTGTTTTTCTTCTACTACTAAATTTGTTGGTGATGGTTTTAATTCAAGTAATGTTGAAATATTACGAACAGCTAAAGGTTCTTCATCTTCAATTACACCATATTTATTTTCAATGTATTTAACAGCAGTTATTGCATAATTAACCCCATCTTCTTCTGATACCTGTACAACTCTAAATAATTGAGTTTTTATATCATTTGTATCTATTACAAAAGGTGTGAAGACATTTGGTTCCTGTGAAAAAGGAATATTACAAGTAACAACACCATCAACAATAGTCGAAATATTTTGAGTCTCAAAAGTACCATCAGGTAAAAGAACACTTATCGTGGGAGAATTTGCAATATTAGTATCCGTATAAATATTAGGTAATGTTGTAGAAGCTTCCGCATCTATTGTAAGAGCAGTAGAAGAAAGAGTATGAGTAACTGATGTAACACGACCACCAGTTCTGTTTTCAGCCCTTACAGGATCATTTATAGAGATAACATTTCCAGGTCTTACCACTACCCCAGAATCTATTGAAGTGGTAAAAGTAACTGTTTCAGTTTCATTTTCTTCGGCAAATAATATTGCCTTTCCAAGCCTTGCAGCCTGTCCTCGTGATGTACAAGCAAAAGCTACGATTTTTTTAATGTCCGTTCCAAATTTATCTTGTCTTGTCTGTTGTTCTGTTGTAATCGGATCTGAATCACCTACTATTTCAAAGTCAATCTGTTGACTATCCATATTGAAATATGAAACAGAAACAATAGAATGACGTTGTTTTGCACTGGTTCCTTGATATAAAAACCCTTCTTCACCAACATTTGACAGATTAAATATATATTTTGATGTAGTTGGTTTATCTTGTGTAAGAGAAATAGAACCAGCAGACCATATTGGCATACATCTCATGACACCAGATAATTCATTAATAGCTTCAAAGGCTTGCTTAGGACTTTGAATATTCACATTACAGCTAAAACGTGCCTCTTTTGTTCCAGCACCTGTATTATCATCAACTAATTCATTAGCAAATTTACTTGCTGCTACAAAACTAAATAAATCTAAATTAGAAAAAGTTGTTGAATCGCTTGTTTGATCTGGAGCGATATGATCTCCAAGGCCATATCTTTTGTTAGTTAACAAATCAAGTAATATCATGGCTGGACAGGAACACCATATTCTCGTGGCGTTCATCGTTCCATTAAAAATATAGCCACTTGGATATACAATTCTCCCTGTTTGTGAATCAACTGTAGGGGTACCTGAATTAGCAGCACCAGCACCAGGAATTCTTACTTTCACACCACGAATACGGAATTTACGCGAAGGTGTGCTTGAAAACTCTTCAGCAGCTAATCTAATACCCACATAAGCACTGTTTGGATAAGTTTGATTATCATCTATTACTTCTTGAATACTTGTAAATATAAAAGCATCAATTTTTGTGGTAGGAGTTTGGCTATCTATGGTAAGTCTTGTAACTCTTATTTGAACAGGAAATGCGGTACCAGCATCAATTTTTGTTCTATCAAGATTTATTCTATGATCTCTTGAAAAAGCATCAGGTGTACGACCACTAACAACATATTTGTTTCTTTTTCCACTAGCTCCCACAGGTGCTTCAGGATCAGGATTTATTGTATTAACAAAAGTACCGCCTTGATAACTAATTTGGATACGATACTCAACACTTAAACCTTCTATATCACCATTGCTTTCTAATTTTTGAAGTTGAGCCCATGTTAACGTAACAATAATCGCATCTACATTTGTATTTGTGATTTGAGGTGAAGTTACAGCACCATTGGTTTCGCCTGTCGCACTACCATCTGCATTTGTTACTGTGGTGCCAATACCTGTTGGGCTTCTTGTTTTAGTAGTATCTACAATCCCGTTCATTAGTGTCTGACTAGCAGTACCAAATCTTGTGTCTACATCAACATCCCTAAAATTAAAATCACGATCCTGTGGACTTGTATTATCTGCTCCAGAAGTAAGAATTGGTGTGTTATTTAAAAAAATATCTTTTTGTAGTGCATTTTTATAACTTGTTGATGTTCTATCTGTAATACCTTCTTTAGATGGGGTAGCAAAACCTTCGATTTCACCTTCCGATATCAAATCCTGAAAAGTTGCAAAAGCTTTACTGTCAAGATTGTCTTTAGCTCTTTTAGGACTCATGTTTCTGTTTCATCAATCACTACTTGATTATTATCTATGGCAGAACTTATAACAACACTTCCCGTAAAAATTTCACCATAAACTATTGGAACGGAAGTACCAGACCTTGTTGTATTCTGTATCCCACTAAAACTAAAAGACAAACGCGGATCTTCTTCATCATTTAGTTTTGGTAAAGGAAATAAAATTTCACTTACTCCTTGTAAAGCTAAGGATGCACCAATAGCAATAGCAGCTTGAAATCCAAATCCTGCACCAGCAAGCGAAGCTCCAAAACCTTTGCCAAAAACCAATGGTGATCCAGGAAATAAAAAAGCACCTCCTATCAAAGCAGCACCAAATAACAACTTTCTAGCCCCGCCACCAGCACCAGCAATCACAGGAACAAAATGTATATCCTCTTGACCAACAGGATATGGTATTTCAGTCTCATCAATCTCATAATTACCAACTTTTACCTGATAATATTTTGGACTCATATATTTTTCTAACTGAGGAAAATTATGTATTAAAAAACTAACGGCTCTTGCTACATTATCAACTTGTACTTCAAATTCTTTATGCCCTATAAATTCAGCCAGATCTCCATATAATTTTATCTTACGCAACATAACGATACCTTCCTTTAGTACATTCTAACAAAAACGGAGAATAAGACTCTTTACAAGATAATCTGTCTGTTAAATGATGAATAATTTCTTCACCTAAAAATAAACCAATATGATTAACTTCTTTCTTAAAAATACTAAAAAATATCAAATCATTTTTTTGTAGTTTTTCATCATCCCGTAATTTTCTAAAGCCTGTTCTCCATGCACATCTTTCAAACATAGGATCTTTTTCAAAATCTTCTAAAGTTACAGGTCTATTCCAATCTTTTAAAACTAAATTTAATTCTTGTTTATAGTAATCTTTCACAAGTGAGTAACAATCGGTAACACCCCAAACATAGGGTCTACCTAGTAATTTTGGTTTATAACCACAAGGCTGATAATATCCCCATTGTTCTGTGATAGGGTTAATAATATGCCAAGGTAAATTACTTTGTTCGCAACCAATTTTATCTGCTTCACTAGGAGTTGGTGGTATTTTTGGATGACTATGAACAACACCTATAATGTCACCTAAGTTATTTGCCTTAATATAATCTTCTGGTGCGATGATAAAACACTGATGAGCAGTTGTTGCTATGTTTTTACATGAATAGTATTTATGTTTTCCTTTTACATTCAACAATAAACCGCAAGATTCTTTTGGGTATTCTTCTAATGCATGTAATAATGCTTTTTCTTTCCAATACATTATGAAAACGTACCAATACTTTTAAAGTCTCTTCTAGTGCATTGTCTCTTTGGTATAGTAATACCCGCTAAATCAGTAGGCATAGCTAACTCAAATTCAACAACAAATCTGTTTTCTGAAGCTTTGCGATCTATTGTATAAATTTCTCTAGGAAATTCTGCGGTAGGATCTGCCGTGGAGTTTTGACCGTCTGCAAAATTAACAGCATCAATAAATTTAGCTAATGTTCTAATTCTTGTTACTTTAGCTCCTGTCAAATCATTTCCAGCTGTTGTTTTATTTACCTGTAATAACAAAGCTGAAATTAGTGATGTAGCATTACTAACTATTAATTTTGGACGAGGTTGTTGACCACGTTGAAAACTAAAACCAGTTGCTTCTATTGGAAACCTTAAATATTCTTTCTGATCCCAAATAATTTTTTTATTAACATTTAAATTACTACCAGCATGAAATCTAAAAATATTACTTTCACCTGAAGAACCTACTGTTGTCCCATGTAGACTTGATGATAGTTCTATTACAAATAACTCAATAATTGCTGAAGGATTTAATGATTGTAAACTGCTGAATGTAGCACTGAATGAAACATATCGAACATCATTATCGTAGACAGTTTCTCCAATAGTAGTTGCCCAGTTTGGTTCACTGCTTCCTGTCGTAGTATTAGTTGTTGTTACTCTAAAAAATAAACCCGCATCTCCAGATGTAGGCACAATAATTGCGTCTTTAGATAAGAGAGTATTAGCAGTCCATTTTGTAGCCATTAGACAGAGGGTTCAAATACTTGTCTAAATGTGGCTGTTATGGTTGCACGATTATTATATGGTATTGTTTTATTCCAATTTTGACATACAAATTGCATAGCTGAACTTTCGCCTGCTGGTGTATAAGTAAAAGATTCTCTATCCAATGCTCTTGCATCTAAAAATTCTTCAATCTTGGCAATATCTGCTTGACTCTTATTAAAAGTAAAATTAAATATTTTGGGATTTTGATGTTCTGCTACTCCAAATAATAATCTGTGTTCATAGCCATCAGCAAAACGAACTATTCTGGTATTTGGTGCGGATGTTTTTTGTTGTCCATAACTAGGTGTTGTACCACCAGTAGACGTTCCAACAGTGGTATCGTTAAAAGTAGCCATTATGCAAGTAAACCTCCAGGTCTTTTTTGCTGTATTAATTCAGATTGTACAGCTACAGATATAAGACGACCAAGTTCTCTACCTTGTTCTTCATCTCCTTCAACAGCCGAACCAGATGCGTCCACATTTACAACCACATTAGTAGAGCCTCCTAACTGATTGTTAGGAATAATTGTACCAGCAGTAGAGGGAACAAACATTTCTGGCCCTTTCTCACCAACTATTGATGGTCTGCCTACTGGTGGTCTGCCACCAGCTGCAAACGTTGGAAGATTTTTAAAAATACCACTTGCACCACCAAAAGCATTAAACAATAAAGTATTTATTCCAAGTTGCATGAGTTGCCTTCCAATGTTTTGTAAAACCCCTACAGCGGCTTCCCCTAATGTTTTTGCTCCCATTGCAGCGTCAGTCAAAGCATCAGAAATACCTGTTGCAATATCATCGCCGATTTTTGTGAATACATCATTTAAACCTTTTGCTGATTCTGCATTTTTTTTGATTTGATCATCTTGTTTTTTTAATTCTGCATTTTGCAAAACCAAACTTATAAGTCTTGCCTCTTCTTCGCCTGAAAACTGTTGTTTTATTGCTGCGATCTGCGCTTCAATATCAAATTGTTTTTGCTCTTCTTCTGTTTGTAAAGCCGCCCTTTTGACATTGCTTGTTAATTGTTGATTCTGTTTTTTTAAAACTTCTAGTTGTTTATTAAAATCTTCTGTTAATTGTCTATTTTCTGCGTCATTGATTGCTGTTTTTAATTCTTCTGCTTTTTCTTTTGCTTTTTCGAGTTGTCTTGTAATTCTCAATTTTCTGCCGCGTTCACTTCTTCCGCCACCAATAGTATTTAATTCTTGTTCTAAATCATTTATTTTTTGCGAAGTTTCTTGAAGTTTTACATTTAATTCTTGTGTCGAGCCTTGTTTGAGTAATTCATTAAATTCTTTTTGTCTATTAATTGATTTCAAAATAGCGGCTGCTAAAAATCCTAAACCAATAACAGCAAGACCGATTCCAGTTTTTGCAAGTGCAATTTTAAATGCTGTGACGGCGGCTGTTGCTTTTGCAAAAGAAGCTCCCGTCAATAAAGCCATTGAAGAAGTTGTTCCAAGAGTTCCACTACTTACAGCGGAAACAAGTGCCAAAGTCTTAAAATGGCCAACAAGTGTTAATATTTGCACCGAAGCAAACGAACTTGCAATTGTTATTGCTTTTACAGCGGCGGCGATGCCAAGAAATATTCCAGTGACTTGTCCAAATTCACTATCTGTAAATCGAATAATTGCTTCAACTAAGGCTGTCGCGCCTTTTGTAACTTTTAGAACAACAGGTAATAATTTATTTCCTAATGTCAATTGCAATTCAAGAACAGCATTGCTAAATGCTTTAAATACTTCAGCAGGCGAAGCATCCATGATTGCACCAATTTTGTCTGCGCCTTCTTCTGCTGACTTTGCCAACGCCCTCAAAACAACATCTGATGTCAATAATCCTTTTGATGCAAAATCTTTTAACTTACCTGATGCAATTCCTGTTTCGTCTGAGATGGCTTTTAGTAGTTGCGGAACCTGTTCTGCAATACTTCTAAACTCATCGCCTTGTAGACGCCCAGAACCTAAACCCTGCGCAAGCTGAGTAAACGCGGCGCTTGCTTCTGTTGCATTTAATCCCGCTAGTTTTGCAATAGTATTAAAACCAATAAAAGTAGTTTCAATATCTTTTAGAGAAATTCCAAGCGGCCTTAATCTTGCAAAAATATCTGTTACGCCCTGCGTTGCTTCAACGATTGATAAATTAAATCTATCTTGCGCTTTTCTTACTAATTCTTGAGCCTGTGCAAATTCTCCAAATTCAGATGTTAGAACTTTCATTCTTAACTGTAAAGCCTGAAAGTTTGAAGCCGTACTGACAGCCTGTTTTGCAACAGCCGTGAAAGCAACGCCCGCAAATGCCGCTTTAAGTCTTCCTAAATTATTCTGTAATGCGCTTGTTTGCGTTTGTACACCTTTTAACGCTCTTGTGGCCTGCGAAGCATCAACTGTAAGTTTTACATTAGCCTGTGCCACAAATCAACAAAACCTTTTCTTATATATTACCTTCTATTTGCTCTT